CCCCAATGCAGGAGTTAGACAAATTTTTTTCGACATCTCTCTGTATAATTTTTGCACAGAACCGTCCACTCTGGTTGTCTTCGCTTTTTGCTCTGAACCGTCCTCTCTGGTTGTCTTCGCTTTCTGTCTTCCTTGGGTCTTTCTATAAAACAATAATAACTAAAGTATATAAAAACATTTTATTACGTATATTTATAAACAGTAAAATGAGTGTGAACAAAAGTAAAGCAGGAAAAATGACAGAAATTCAAAGACAACTTTATTTAATAGACGTTATAGCTGACGATTATGATCATACATATGAAAATTTTAATACATCAAAATTTGATTTTATGACTAAATATGATAAAGATGAAATTGATGAAAATATACTAAAACAAAAAAAAGTTTTTAAAAACAATATGCTGAATTTTGAAAAAACATATATTACAATGATTGACATTTTGGGTGATTCTAGAGAGATAATTTTTAAATATATACATAAAAAAACTAAAAATATAGAAGAGAGTGTATGGTTTTGGTATGGTTTTATGGAATATTATGAAAACAGACAAAGTTTTAAAAAATATATGAAAGATAGATACGATGATTTTCTTAGCGACATACCAATATGTTATAGAACCTGTGATATACCGATATTTAAATCATTTTCAAAACTTGCAACATTAAATATTTACAAAGAATTAGAAGAAGAAAATAATAAAATGTTTGAGGAATTTAGACACAATATATTATAAAATAATTATATTATAATCTATAAATATAGACAATGGAATTTACACAAAAGGAAGTATTCGAAAAATTATTCTTAACTCTCAGAGATTTCTTTGGTGACTTTAAAGTGGTTAAAAAATATATTAAAGGTCAAGTTGCTACTCCAGATACTCTTACAGGATTTTGGGAGACATTTCAAGACTATCACAAACAAAGATCACAAAAAAAGAAGATTATGAAAAATAATTTGAAACTGTTTCTTAAAAATAGAGATGTATATTTTGGAAGCACATACTTTGACGAAATTTCAAACAACATTCATATGTATAAAAACATTTTCGAAGAGCTGCAATATGATTCAGGCGTTGAAAACAGTGTGTTAGATGCATTTTTTGTCAAACTTAAAAATTAACAATAATAAATATGATATAAAAAAAATTTAATATACAGTATTACTATAGAAATAGAGATGAAAATGCCTGAGATAATAGCCGAAATAAAATTGCTTGAGCCTGATATTAAAGGACTTGGAGGTATTCACAAAGCCGATTTAGAGAAACTTCTTAAAGATTTACAAGATGGAAAAGAAATACAAAAAAGCGCAAGTATAGAAAAAATTAGATGTGATGTTTGCGAGAAAGATGTATCAAAAAAGATATTTGAAAGACATTGTGAGACAAGAAAACACGTACGAAAAGAGATGTCTATTACACAATTTTACTGTGAAAGCTGTGATTTATTCCTGTCAGAAGGATGTAGAAAATTCCACGAAGGATCGGACAAACACATTCAAAACACCATTAGTGGTCTCAAGAATGAGAAATTTTGCATTGTTTGTAAGAAATATTACACTTTTACAGCATATTATCCACACCTTAGAACACAAAAACATATGAAAAATATTCTTAATTAATAATAATATCTTTCTAAATATATAGAATGTCAACTTTATACGAAGTCTTGTACGAATTCACTGAAGATCCATGTTTAAGCAATTTTGTAAACGCTGATGGAGATGTTACAGGGAAAAAAATTAATTTATTTACAAACGACAATTATAAATATGACATAATTGATACATTGCTAAAAATTAATAGAAGTACATTTACTGAATATACAAACTGTGAGGATATACTGATAAGAATTAATACAGAAAATGAAATAAACGTATTTAAATCAAAGATTTCAATTATAAACATTAGCAGCGGGTGGAATTATTTGTATGTGTTAAAATTGACTATTAATGTGAGAACAGGAATGCCAAGATACTTAGACGAACTAGTTGCTACAAAAGGCCATAATCAGATATTTTGCTGGGGTCGATACGAAATTGCAAACGCCATAGACAAACATATTTTGGGAAAGTTTAAGCATATTTTTGTGGAGGGAAAACAACAATAAAGGTGAGCCAATTTGGAAAGCACTAATAAGAATGTACAATGATCCAAATTACGATTCAGAAATGTGATACAAATCTTGTGAATTAAAAACGTGCGGCTCTACAACAACCACAGAATTATTATCGATAAATACAGTATTATGATTAACACAGTTAGTACTAATATATTTTTTACATTCGCTTTGTTTGTCAAATACACTTGTCAACTCATACAGACATTTAATATTTGAATTGTCAGAAACATTATTAATAAACAAGTATGAGAAATTATTACGCAATCCTCCTTGGACATACTTGGTAAGCTGCTGTAACATAATAATAAAAGACAAGTTGTAATGACGTGCTGATATGATAAAATTAGTTATTTCTTTGTCATTGAAATCAAGAACGCCCAGGGCATCATCAATCACAACAACAACATTAATATCGGCTTTCTTCTTATGTAATTTTTTAGAGAACTCGACGATATTAATTAAATCTTGGTGGAATTTTTTATAGTCAGTCTTAATAAATTTTGGATCAATAAAGTCATAATCACCAGAATAATTAGCGGTCGTGCATAAGACGAATACATAATGTTTTTTATATTTTTCTTTTAAAACATTGAGGTAGACAGACTTGAAGCATTGAGTTTTACCCGACCCAGTCTTGCCAAGGAAAATATAATTTTTGGGTAGTGTTAATTCCATATACAATACCATTATAAATTATTTACGAATATTAGCTTTCAACTGTTCCTTTCGTTGATTTAACAAAACTAAATTAGACATGTGAGTAGCAAGGGCAGTCTCCAAGAATACCATACCAAGTCGAGCCTCACAAGGCATATCCAACATTTCTCCAATTTCGTCCATGTATTTGATTTTTATTTCCTCAATCAATGTTTCAATTTCAGCTTTACGTTTTAGCAATTGATTAGTATATCCTTCCAACCGCACATAATTGTTGACAATTTTATTAGACTCCATGTATGAGGATACCATAAAAAAGTAGTGAGTGATGTTAGCACAAGATTTGTTACGATTTATAAACTGCTCAAGATACAGATATTTTTCCTCAGATGACTTGAATTTATCGGACTTGTTAATTTCTTTGAGTTGTGGATATAGCTGAGCAAGTTTGTCACATTTGACCTCATTAGTTTCATCATAAATATAAGTATGGGTTATTGTAGTAGTTTCAGTGGGAGTATCATTATTAGTTTTTGTAGATTCAGTAGGAGCAGTGAACAGAGAATCATTGTCAACAATATCATTAAGGAATTCCAAGTCATCATTATCAATTTCAAAATCATTGTTGACTGTTATAGGTTTTTTGACTGGGATAGTTGTTTCTTCGATAATTTCAACAGGCTTAGGTTTGGAAGGAATATTTTGTCTAATTTTTTCTAATTTTTCAGGATCAGGATCACCCAATTTGCTAACTTTGCCAATGAGAGGTTTGTTATTGAATGTGGAAAGGAATTCTTTTAATTGTGGTTTAGTAGATTTGGAAATGTATGTACCCATTGAGTTCTTAAATTCCTTGGTCAGCCCATTAGCTTTAACATATTTTCTCATTTCTACTTGCGTGGCTTTTTCTATATTATTCATTGTATATAATTAAATAATATATTTTTCTAAGACCTTATAGTCAGTAAGTTCAAGGAATCCACAAATATTTTGGAAGTGGCTGTAAAGTCTCCGTTTCTCACTCATTGTAAAGACGTTTTTATAGAATTCGATTACCTTAAGCATTTCGGGGAAGAATAGTTCGTGATTTATAACGTCAATCAAAGCTTCGTTGGTGAATACATGAAGGCTGATGAGTCGCATATCAAAAATGGAGTATTTCTGAGTGAGAGTGACAATTTCTGCTTTAAGATTATCGATATCGTTTATAAGATTGGCCATATATATTATCTATACATATTATATAATAATGTCATTACAAACAAGAGCATTAGATGTTATAGACGGTTTCGATGATGAATTTCCATTAGTAACAAATATCGAATATTTAAACAACAAACCAGACATAAATTTCAAAGAGCCCATAAAAATACAAGTTGGCATTACCACCATGACAGCACCATCCAGGCCATTAGTTTTTCCAAGGGTAGATATTGAAAACAGACATATTTACTATTATAGAATAGAAAACCCTAACCTAACAACTATTATACAACCATCATGGTTCACAGGGTCAATGTCTTTTTTAAAACTTAATGGAGAACTTAGTTACAAGGAGCCTTATGTTACATTTGTAGAATTAAGAACAAAAGACTCTCTAATATACGGGTGTAATTATTTAACAAGAGCAATACCACCAATAGCTGCAATTGAAAGAAATGATGATGGATTAATAGAGATTTTTATAGTGGACATCGATACAGTTTATATAAAATACAAACAAGACGGAGTTTACTATTATCATCATTGCACACCAAATGAATTTATATTAATTAATGTACCATACATAGCACTTCTTTTTACGGAAAATTTAACAAAAAAAATAGCAGCTCCACCACCACCACCAGGAATAAACATAGCCGATAATATACCTCTACTTGACGGCGACTTGGATCCTACACCACCACCAGGAAATAATAATTCAGGAAATATACCAGTGCTTGATGACGATCCACCACCCCCTCCATCGGTTATTTCACCACCCAATGTACCAGCTCCACCACCACTTCCTGATAAAACTACAGAACAAACATCAGAAACTGTAGAGCAAGAAACATCTGAAAATATAATAGGCAGAAGAAGTAGATCGGAAATGCGGAATGTAGAAATAATAGATCAAGTTATAGGAGATCACATGGAGAAACATAATGATAAACAAAAATTGTGGAGTATAGAACTTTTGGCTATTGGACTTTTTGTGGGATTAGTATTAAATAAAATATGAATTATATATATACATTAAGATGCCTCCAAAAATAAGCGATTTACTAAAACAAGATGCGGAATTGAGAGAAGCAAAAAAGGCTGAACAAGAACAGGTTGAACAAGAACAGTCAGAAGAAAAACAAGAACCTGTATCAAAAAAATTCACCTATATTGGAGAGCCAGATCTCCAGAGCAAGGTTAAAAAAGACCTGGAAATATCACTATTAGAAATTTTTAACCCACATAGCGAACTTTTACCTCCAGAAAAACAAGAACTACCATTAAATATGGCTACAGGGGAATTTTATAATATTCTATCATCTTTTGTAACAGGCAATAACCTGGTTGGTATTAAAATATGGATTGATATATTATATTACGTGTCAACGGCTGTAAAAAAAGAAACTAATTTTGAATCATTAATTAGAAGATATATTACAGATATTAAAGAGGATAATATATTTGAAAATGATGATGTAAAAGCACTATTGGCTATGTCGCTAAAAGATATTCAAGCTTTAAAAATAGATATAAATTTAAAACGAGAAATAAAAAATACAAAAAAATTTTTAGAATATGAAGCAAAACTTAATTTGAAGGCTCCGTTTAATAAATTATTTTTAACAAAAAATTTTGAGGTTGTTGAAGTTGCATCATTTTTCGATAATAAAAATAATATTTTTGAAGAATTTACAGTAGTTCATCCGTTTACCTTAGAACAGTTACCTCTGGATCTTTTTAATACTAGATATAGAGAATTTTTTGAAAGAATAGCTGGTTTATTACAGAGAACAGATTTTTATAAAGACGAAAAATTAGAAACAGATAATTTTAAATTAAAATTCGTAGTAAATTACTTTTCTAAAACAGTATACTTAACATTTTTTACACAAAAAGTAACCCATACAGCAACAGGACCAAAACGTTTGCCTATAACATCTCAAAAATTTTATGGTATAATGAGCAGAATTATTCGTAGAATGGATGATAATAATGATTTTTATGAGCCTATATTAAACAGAATATTATTTAATGTTGGTCTAACAAAATTTAAAAAACTTGTATCAAAAGAGGAACTTGAACAGTTATCATATGAACAAAAGATGCAGATAGCCTATTTACATTCTGATGAAAAAATGCAAAATGAAGAAAAAGTAGTCAGTATGGTTCAAAGAATAACAGGGGTGAATAGAGAAGAATTAGTGAAAGAGGGTACAAAACTTCTTGTAAAAGATGTCACAGGTGAAGATTTATCATTATTTATTGAGGAAATGTTTGCAGAAAATGCTGAATTAACAAGTGAACGACATAGAATTATTTTGGATGATATTGAAAAACTTGAAAGAACTATTCGATTTACTAAAATAATAAGAGAAAATTCCGAAGAAAATATGCGAAAACAACAACTAGACGCTGAGATATTACGACTAGAAAATGAACTACGTGTATTGAAAGGAACTGACCATCGAACATTAGCGATAAAAAGTATAGCATATTGGAACCAAGAAGCAAGAGATCCTAATGTGTTTGCTAAAAGAAAGGTTGAAAGAGTTGGTTTGATTGAAAGTGAAAAAAATTTAAATAAAATGCTTGAAAGAAGAAAAACCTTAATGGATAAATGGGTCAAAATGGGAGGATTAGAACTTGGGGAGGAAATAAAAGAACAATATGGTTTTATAAGAGCTCTCGACCTTGAAATTGCTGAGGTAAAACGAAAAATTAAAGATGATGAAAAACAAATAGAATTAAAAATACAAAATCAAAAATTAGGAATGCTTGACACATCACTTGGATATCAACTACATGTATTAATAGAAAGTCAGCAGTTGGAAGTCTTGATAGAAAGAAGAAAAATGCTTAATAGACACTTGGAAGCATTAATGTTTAAGAAGGGATCAATATCACAAACAGATCTTCCAATTATTCAACTTGATGGAGAGCAGATCGACCGAAATGAGGCTTTTAGACGAATACAAATGCTGATGGACTATGATAGAGAGCAATTAAGCAGAATAAATCCGGAGATAATGAAATTACAGACAAACCAAATTACACGTTCACGAATAGCCGAAAATGCTGATTCAATTGAAGAACAAATAAGATTAGCCAGAATAAGTGAAGAAGATTTAGCTATGCCTATTCCTATAATGGCTGTCACAGGTGTAATTGATGGATCCGCAGGTCCGTTTGATTTTTTAAATGATTTTGATTTTGGGTTAGGATTTCCAGGTCGTAATGATGGTGATGATTTTATTGGTGGTGGTCCTGAAGACCGTGGAAATGACGATGACCGCGAAAATGACGACGATGGTGATGATATGATAGAAGATGTGTCAGAATTAATGGACGATATGATTCAAGTTGGAGAAGATATAATTGATGGTGTTGGAAATGAAATATTAGATATAATAGATAAAGCTTCTGTGGCTATGCGATTAATTATATACTATGTTGCTCCTATTGCTGCTGTAGGAATTTTAAAGATCCAAGATGTTTTAGAAATTGTTAAAAATAATAAACTTATAATTGCTATAGAAACAACAACACCTGTAGTTACGTTAATATCATATTTAGTATACAGAGCTTTTACTGGACAAGCTAGCCCTAATCTTTACACAACCATCAAAATTAACACTGTTGAAAGACTTTCTGATGGAAAAAAAGTTATTATTTCTTCTGAAGAACAAAAATGGAACGGTGTAATGATAGGTCCTAAAACATTAAGACCTGATTCCGAATTATTAGCAGGATCTCCAGATGGTGGTGACTACGGTGGTAATGAAGATGATGACGATGGTGACAATAACAATGACAATGATGAGGAGGAAGTGTATGAAGATATATCTAAAAGGGATCTCGAGGATCTTATTCATGAAAATAAATTCCTTTCCGACATTACAAGTAAAATTGATAATTCATTGGTTGATAGGTTTAAAGATGTTAATGTCGCTATTCCAGGTGTCAATGACGAAATCTTTTCTAAGTATTCATTCTGGAATTATTTTGACGCTAAAAGTGTAGTATCAATTGCTGAACAAATGAAAGATACTTACGCTGCCCCTGCTTATACAATTATTGCCTCAACATCTGCTATTTTATGGAATAATGCACCTGACATCCTTAAAAAGGTTGGAGTGACAATTTTTATGGCTATGGCTGTATATAATGTTACATACGTACTTGAATATTCAGGTATAATTTCAACACAATTAGCTGAAAATGTACGAGGGATGATTCAAAGTGTGGCCAATATAGGTTATAATGTTATATCAGGTGGATTATCAATTTTAACTACAGTTTCTGGGGTTATAAAAGATTATCCAACGTATTCGCTATTTTTAATAATTTTATTCATTAGTCTAGGTATTTACATATATCTAAAATAAAAATGTTAACATATAATATAATGACTGACATCCAGAAAACCTTAATGAATAATATAGATTTTACTCAAGTACTAGTCGCAGGTGTAGAAACTGTAGCCGTCAATCGAATGAAAAATTATAAAGATGTTGCAATATTGACTGGTGCAGTTGCCGTTTCTAATTTAGTTCCAGCCAGTTATGGAATGGGTATGTCTGAAAAATATATCCTTGAACCTTTAGTTGCTGGGGCTTTGTATACTGGAATTAAATACATGACTACTAAAAAGGGAGGATACACCACTAATCAAGCTGGTAAGAAATTCATTAAAGGATTTTTGATAGGTGCCACCTCAGCAGGAATTGCTGGCCAAATAAACGCAATGTATTAATAATTAAAATTTCTTAACTAATAATATAAGTAGATGTATATTAGCGACGTAAGTATAGGAATAAGTCTTCCACAATTAGGGGTGTCACTCGTTGAAAGTTTGGCCCTTACCGGAAATATGCAAGAAAGTTTATTAATATCGGGGGCTGTTAGTTTATCTAATTTAGTTCCTAACATGGATTATTTAAAACAGTACAATTTATCTGAAAAGTATGTCCTTGAACCTATAGTTGCAGGAATAATTTATTCAGCTGGATCTGAAATGATGGCTGGTAAATCAGATATGCTTAAAAATTTTGTTAAAGGCTTTATAATTGGATCATCGTCTGCAGCTGTTTCCCAAGATGTAATTAGTGTTCTTTATCCCACACCAGTTGCACAACCACGTGTTATTACTCAAAGAAAAATTAGTAGTACTTATAAAAAAGTTGATGGTGAAAGAGATTCCTCAAAACCTTTATTACCCAATCCTCTAATTACACGACCTAACCTGGTAATTTCTTAAAATATAGAAAAATAAAATGTATTCATATAATATACTATTAGATGAATAAATTAGCCATGAATACCTATGAACATAACCCAGTGACTGCTGTTGGAAATGTCGCTGTTTGTAATTATAAAGACGATCTTACTGACTATCATGTCGGCGCTGATGCCAAATTAATACATACTAGTTCTCGCATTCTCCAAACTGGTGGCTTAGCAAGTATCTTTACGGGCAATCAGCAACAATCCGATTATATACTCACTAATATCGATAACGTTTGTCACTTCGAAAACATGAGCCTCCGTCTTAACATCACCAATCTTGACGGCACTAACCCCGCTATTCTTCTGCCTTCCCAATACCTTTTAAATTATTTTGAAGTGCTGATGGAAAATGGTCAGGTTGAAACTGTTTATAACCACAATCTTTTCTATGACAACTTGTACTTGAAAGGTTCTGATGAGGAGTTGTTCAATAACCAAAATCTGTACTCTTCTGTTGGTGGTTTCAATGGTGTCGCTTATGGATCTGGTGTAACTATCCCCGCTAGCGGTTCTGCGATTGTATATGTTGACTTGCCTAATATTTTCACCAAATGTCCAATTTTCATTAAGGCTCTCCAAAAGAATATTGGCATCCGTTGCAATTGGCATCCTACTGGAATGTACTCTACTTCTCTCTCATCTGGAATTCGTGTCAATGACGCTGACATGTACATTTCTGGTGTTGAGTATGAGCAATATGTGCAATCCAAACTTTTGACTCGATACCGCTCTTATGATCACATGTTCGGTTATTATGACCCTCAACGTGCTATCATCCCAGGACAGACTTTATCTGCTACCAACAAATCTAATGTTAAAATTACTGAGGCTAGTGGTCAATACGTATCACAATTGGTTGTTTTCATTGTACCTTCTGGAGCTTCTGGTGAGGCACAGTTTAATTTCCAGCCTTTGTTGAAACTTGATTTACTCCGCAGTGGTAAGACTATTGGTTCATTCCAGGATGTTAATGCCTCTTGGTGGAAAGTACAGATGGCAAAACTGTTTGGGACTTCTGCCGTCCGCACTAACAATGTGTATGTCATTCCCTTCTCCAAAACCCCTGTTGAAAGTGCTAACTATGGTATCCAACGTGGTGCCATTTACATGAGTACTAATGATATTCTGGAAATGCAAGCCTCTGTCGCTGGTACTTATGATGTTTATTGTCTGTACTACCGATTCAACGCTGTTACTGTCTTTAAGAACGGTAATATGTCTGTTGATACTGTTACTAATTAATTATTTTTATAAATCATTAATTATATTTTATGGTACAGTTATGTAACTCATTGCCATAGGATGCATTCGAATAGTCGCAGCAAATCCATTAAAGTCGCTATTGGATACGTTTAAATTAGCAAACACAATGTTACCGGCAGTTGTAATACCCAACCGCACAGTTCTGAAGAAATTAGTACCATTGGGTGATTCAATGAATGCAGTGCAATATTGGAGGGTATTAGGCACTAGATCTGCTGGGAAGGGTAAAGCTGGTGTGAATGACCATGTGACTGCTGTAGACACAAATAACGTAATTACCATAAGGGGGAGGTACAAGGTAACATTCCGGCCGATTCTACTGAAAACAACATTCCCTGATACTCCACCTGTCTGACCGTTGTATAGTAGTGTGTAGAAGGTTGTAGTAAGGCCAGCACCACCTGGTAGGCTGGAGACATCACGTGTTTCGAGAGCACCTGAAACACTGTCTCGCATTAGTAGAGTTGCCGCGCTGTTATTGGGTGTAGGTGTGTTGGTGAGCACAACGCTGGTAGCCTCCGCAGTTAAGGTGCCGATGTCATCAAATGAAAGGTCGTTCGTTCCACCTGTTACAATACGATTTGCATCGATAATTCCATTACTATTATAGATGTTCAGATCGCCTCCTGTAGGTCCAATGGGTCCTGTAGCACCAGTTGGTCCTGTGGCTCCTGTTGGTCCTGTTACACCTGTTGCACCTGTTACACCTGCTGGACCTGTTGCACCTGTTACACCTGCTGGACCTGTTGCACCTGCTGGACCTGTTGCTCCTGTTACACCTGCTGGACCTGTTGCTCCTGTTACACCTGCTGGACCTGTTGCACCTGTTACACCTGCTGGACCTGTTGGACCTGTTGGGCCTGTTGACCCCGATCCATTTGAGATTTGTATATTTAGATTGTTTCTGAATGATTGAGATACAGAATTTAAGTTAGTTTGGTTCGACATCTATATTAATATGTTACATAATATTATAGAAATGATTCAACAACTTAGTGTAAATTCACTTGCTCGACTTAATTATTTGAATTATACATCGTCGTCTTTCCGTATTGATCTTGCCAATCCTCTTATAGGCAAAATCAAAAGCTTTAGTTTAAAATCAGCTACTATTCCGAATACGTTATATAATATTATTAGTCCTATTAATGTCATGACTTTTACAGATTCTACAGGTGATACTTCCATAACCATCCCTCCTGGAAATTATTCTATTAACACTCTATTACCTGTTATCGAAGCTCTTCTTAATGCTACAACTGACACATATACTGTTACATATGATGCTACAACTGGTAAAATAACTATAACATCTTCTTTTGCTGGATTCATCTTACTTCCTGGTAATACTCAATTGTCTGACCGTGGAGAAATCTTTGCCAGTCCACCGTCTTTTAATTATCAGTTAGGATTTACTCCTTTGACAACGTTTCCATCAACAGCTGGTGTATTAACTGCACCTAATGTACCGTCTCTGCAAGGTCTTGAACATTTGTATATTAGAGTACGTCAATTCAAGCAGTTCTATAAAAATACTGTAAATACTTTCTTTACGTTTGATGTGCCTTTGTACCAGAGTTTTAATGGCATTAATTACTACACTGAGGAAACTGGTTCTATCCAGAAGTATACCATGCAGCAATCACTGTCGATTAATGTTGGATTCTTTGAGATTGATTTACTGAATGTGTTTGGTAACAATGCCAATCTGAATGGAAGTGATTGGGGTTTTGTTATGGAATTCGAAATTGACGAAGCTTAAATTTGATTATTAATGAAATTTAAGTATCTCTATTGCCAAAATTATACGTATATGTATTATTTTTTGTTACAATAGTTTCAGAACCTCGCTTATCCTTTTTGATGTTAGTCTTGCTACAATCTGTGCGATTATTATTGTGGGAGTTATTACTCACTGTTTCGTTAGGAGGTTTTTTCTTTTTGTTACGGCCAAAAATCGACCGTATGATTGATAAAGCACCTGATAGACCTGACATAATCGATCCTATCAGGGCACTACTTGCTAAGAATGATGCCATATAATATAAGGTTATATATTAATTTACTTTGGTGAATTTAACAGTTCGATTAAACTCAGGTTTGGTTGTAACTTGACCGTTTCGTACATTGAACAATACTTTTTGCTTGTGCTCTTCAACGTCAAAAGGATTAAGAGTAAATTTCATTGGCTTACCCTCTGCTAATTTTTGATACAGTTTGGTATAATTATTTTTAAAATCTTTAACTTGTTTAATAAGACCTTCTTCTGTGACACCTTTCATTCTGTTATGATAACCATACATTACAACATCATCGGCACCATCAATTCCATAAAGTGTAGCTCTCAACTTGTCATGGTAAACTTTTTTGGCTAAAAATATTGATTTAATAGCAACAATTACAGAACCTTTTGGAGCACCTGCCATACTAAAATCTGAATGGAATTGACCTAATTGTTTTCCTATAAGTACTCGACCGTATTTCTCTTCATATTTTTCAGCTAGTAATTTAATTTCGATATGGTTCACGTGCATACTATCTGTGTCTGTGTAATAAATAACTAATCCGTTATCGTTAGCAATATTAAAAACCTCATTCATCATTCTTTTGGCCATGCTTAGAATAGCACAGCCAACATGACCTCTGTTGTAAGAATAATCAACATCTATTTCTTCTACTTCGAATTGTGTTTCATTAATTTTTCTATAACTTTTAATTGTATTATGATTACTGTAAATATAGGTACTTAAATTATCCTCGTTAGTGCATACAAATTTACCATCAATTTTTTTATAAACTTTAGCTTTTACAATTTTTTTTACTGTTGAGCTCTTTGAAATAATTGTTTTACCGTATACACTGTTTAGCATCAATTTAATAATTTCTCCTAAAGGTTCATTAATATCTTTAACTTTCAATCGTTCTTGAAATAAATTTTTAATAACCCCACCTAAAAAATTATTACCGCCTTCGTTCCAGTACACCCCCTTAATAATGTCAAACTCAATTTCATGAAATTCTATGAGATCTTGTAAAGCTATTGAATCAATAATAAGATTTTTTTTTGGAATTTTGTTTAAATATTCAGTGCTACCTCCTTTGATTCTATGAGCAATAAAAGGCATCTGTTGTTTTTTATTAATAGCTGTTATTTTAACTTCTACAATTGCTAAATTAACGTCACTCCATAATTTATTAGTATTTGTTATATTTTCTTGCCATACATATGTATCTAACATTTTTTCATCTTTAATTTTGTCATAAGATGTAAAAAATTCCTTCCATTTATCTTTTGTATTCATCAATTTTGCAGCACCTTTTGGTAAACCCATTTCATCACATAGTCTTGCCATTGCTGATGGATAACTACTAACCGCATCAAAATCATCTATTAATCCTTTAATAGTTATTCCTTGGTATTTTTTATTAACATCTACTCGACCTCCATAGACAGCTTTTGAAATAAACTCTCTCAATGTTCCTGCCACTTCGTAAACATCGTCGTAACATCCTTCCAAAATCATAAATTTGTCACTTAAACTTGAAATGGTCAATGACTCGAAAATGCTAAGACCGTTTTCAATATTTTTAGTTGTAGTAATTTCCTTGATTAAGCTATTTAATTTAATAATACCTTTTTTCAAAACCAAGCAATCGAGTCTAAGATAATCTTCGTATAAGGCTGTTGGATTAAATGTATTATTTTCCATATTATAATCAAACATCAAGTCAACATCTTCTTTTAGTGTATCCATAAGTATTGGACGTTCCTTAAACGGAAGTATATCCTTGTATTTGTCAACTTTACAAATCTCTCCATTATTTTCAGGTGTAAAATAACCATAAGCCATTGCCTCTTTTTTATTATACTTTTCATCTAAAGCAAACGTCTTATTGAATTTTACAAGAGGTTTGTTAATCATTTTATAACTGTCAACTAATGTAATAAGCTTACCTTTGAATGTAAGTTCAACCGCATATACAGCTCCTGACTTTTCAGTTTTTTTTCGGATTTGTACATATTTTTCAATTATGTTAAGATCATATTTCAAATTATGGTAATAGCAAAGTGCACTGTGTTTTCCGTTACCGGTCATTAATGATAGCCATTTTAAAATTATAGTTTGTTGTCCACTATATTTTTCACTGTAGTTCCTAAAATTTTTTTCATTAAAAATCGTGACTGTATCATCTGTCATATTTACAACTCCCAGCATCATTAACCTGTGAATACACGTGTTAACATAATTTTCTGTATCGGCAAAATATATATGTTCGTGTTTAGGTCCTTTCTTCATTTTTTCCAATAGCTTATCTTTTAAAAGACAAATTCGCTGTTCTGAAAGTTCGTAAATATGTTCTGTTAGATCTATAAAATCTGTCTTTTGAAATTCCTCAACTGTTTCTGTATATTGATGTTTGTTTACAGGTATAAAAAAATTATTATCCATTAAAGTTTTCATCAATCTCAAAGAATTTACTCTTCTACCTTTAGCTGCTTTACAAAACGTATCATCCTTCTTAATCTTTATAATATTTTTAATAGTATACATATCACATAAATATCTTTTAAACGTCACATCCTGTTTCTCTTTTATTTCCATTATTCTATTATAATTATTTACTGAAAAACTAGAATATATAGTATCTTCATATATAAAAAAATGATTCATGTACAGTGCTAATTCAATATCCTTTCCATCAGATTTTTTAGCTTTATAAATCTGTTTTTGAATCATATCAGTATTTGCGTTAAATTGTCTTACAATAATATTTCTATTAATAACATTAACTATTTTATTTAAATTACTTTTTACCGTAAATTGTGAAACTCTGTTTATTTGTTGGTATGTGCTTTTTCCAGCTTCTTTGACCGTCAACTTACAAACCATTCCCAAAATCACGCTATTAATTTTTTCTTCACTTAAATCCGTTAATTTTAAAGAATGTATTAGACAGTTATCTCTGATGGATATTTGGTTTGGTTTATACACTTGATATCTTTCAAGATCAAAAACAGTTGTGTTTGCAAATTTAAAAAATCCTCCGTTTTTATTTTTCTTAAAATTTTCTGGTTTTGTGTTAGAAAAAACTTCTACGCTCTCAATAGTAGAAAAACCTCCTGTGACATCAAATTTGTCTGGAGGTCTGTCGCTGTTGGTTGTCAAATCGTAACCTTCTTCAAAACCTCCTTCTAAAACCTTAAAAAACATATCTTTATTAGCATCGTTAATAGGTACAAAATGTGGTTGCAACGCTTCTATTGTGTATATTTTAAATGTTGATGCTGTCATAACGGTTAACTCTCTCCATAACATGTCTATTTGTCTATCGGAAAGTTTCTTTTTTAAAAACGCTACACCTGTAAAAATAGTTCCAAACTCTTTATTTTTTAAAAGGTTTTTAAAAGTTCTTGGATCTGTTACATCCAAAGCTCCTAACTTATCCTTAACTTTTTTTATTTCTTTCTCTTTAAGATTCTCGACAACATCATGCCAATATCCTGTGGTTGAGCCGTTCTCGACAAATTTCTTATAGTTCTTAATATTATCACCTGGGTATTTTTCAATTATACGATTAGCTTTTTTATAATATGTTCTTTTTTTAAGCTGAGGCTCTGCTTTAATAGGAGGGTTTTTTTGATCAGCCATTATATATATATCTATACATAACAAAATAATTTTTATACTATTTTTATTACTATAATTTATTATTGTTTTACAGAAAGCGAAGACAACCAGAGAGGACGGTTCAGAGCAAAAAGCGAAGACAACCAGAGTGGACGGTTCTGTGCAAAAATTATACAGAGAGATGTCGAAAAAAATTTGTCTAACTCCTGCATTGGGG